TACACCTTGATCCTGATATGTTGTTCTATCTAAAGATGATGTGGTCCAAATGTTTTCAGCATAATTATAAGTCACACATCTATCTATCTGATCTGACCCTGCTTTTGGATAAAACCAATTTACCTCTGTGTATAGATTATTAGCTGCTGCAAAGACAACATCTCTGGAATTAAAGTTTAATCCTAGATTATCCCCATCAGTTGTAAATACAAAATCCTCTACGAGTGATGGCAATGATTTTACTGTTCCGTCGAAAGCAAAAAAACCACCCTCTGCACCCATCCAGAAAACCACACCATTAATAAAAGCAGCTGCATGTTGACCTATGCATCCACAGTTTGTACCAACCTGTCTGACACTAAATGTAAATGGTGGACCAACAAATTGAATAACATACGCAGCAAGATCAGTTATGACAAAGACATAATCTTTTCCTTGTAAAGCTGCTCTGATCTCATTACCGGTGTCTAGTCTAAACGTACCTGCAGTATTAGTGGCTGTAGGTGTGTATGTGTTCAGATCCTCTTGATTAGAAAATCTTACAAACATCGGATCTTGTGTTGTCGTATCACCAATGGTTGTCTCGGTTCCAAAGTGAAACAAATGTCTGTCACGATCTGAAACCAATGTAAATCTAGTTTTTGTAGGATTGTTTGTGGTTTGAAAATTTGTAGTTGTTAGTGATGCTCTAATCGTTCTAGCGTTTGATGCTCCTGCATTCCATGTAAAAGTTTTACCATTAAATATAGTTGCAACTAATACCTGACCAAAGTTATCAAGACTCCAGTTTCCTGGATCTAGAGTTACAGAACTTGTAGCTCTTGGTGTATTCCAAGTGCTTGCACCCCAGGTTGATGTGCTCCAACCAAACCCTGTTGTCTGAGTTGTTGGTCCAACCTCAACGTATGGATTAACAGTCACGGCCCCTGCAGCAGTCATACCTGTCCCTCCTTCAGCACGAGATGCTTGCACTGTAAATTTATCTACGTCAGGCACAGTTAATATTTCATAAACTTGTTCTAATTCTGCCGCTGTAAAATCTGATGCACCTGTTACTGTAACAGATGAAAGAGTTACGTATCTTCCAACAGCTAGACCATGTGATCCTTTGTTAATAGTTACAGTTCTAGATGCATTAACAGTTGTTAACGTGCCTCCAGTAATCGCTGTATCCAAAGGTGTGATATCAAAAAAATCATTACCATAATAAAGGAACAAACCCTGAGATGTTCCGATGGCAGCATACTTCTCACCTGCAAAACTTGAAAATGCGACTTGAGCTCTTGCGGCTCCAGGTAGAGTCTTTTGAGCAGATGTAAGTTGTAACCAACCACCTATTTTTTCAGGTAAGCCGTATCTAAATCTAACAAAATCACCATCGGTCCATTGGCCCTCTGCTCCTGATTCTGTGTCTTGTTTATTGAATCCTGACTTGAATTTTAATTTTTGTAGCATATAGTAGCTTATATATCAAATATATATAGAATGAAAGTCACAAAATGAGCCGGATACTAGCTGTACATAACTCACATAATGCGTCTATATGTGAAATTAGTAATAATGATATCATCTATTTCCAAGAGGCTGAAAGAATAGAGGTAAAAAAGAAAAGCGAGAATTGGTCTATTTTATTTAAAAAATATGAAAATCAAAAATTTGATAAATTAATTTTTGTTGACGCTCTCTTTGGAAACAAAGAAAAAGAAGAAAAATTAACATCTGAGATAAATACATTATTAAAAAATTTAAATATTAAATGTTTAGAATTTATTTATGAACAAGAAAAACATCATTTCTTTCACGCTTGTTCTTCTTTTTTTAATTCTGGATTTAAAAGCTCTTACGTTTTGGTTATAGATGGGGCAGGTAGTAAAGATATTAATGAAAACTTAGAGGCGCTATCTTTATACTATTTTAACAAAAACAAATATAAAAAAATATTTACAGTGTACAAATCATTTGAAAATAAAGAATATGTTGATGGAAATAATATTTATATAAACACTATGAGTTTAGGAGATCTATTTGAAATAACAAAAACTCTTTTAGGATATAAAGAAGAAGGTTCCGTTATGGGATTATCTTGTTATGGTAATAGAAGATTATTAAAAGATGAAAAAACATTTTTTAAAAAATTTAATCATTTTCAATTATCTCAACATTTTATATTTGATGCTGTAAATAGATTATCTTACATTTCTAAAACATTAACTTGCACCTTAGTTCAAATAACATTAGAAAAAATTGTTTTAAATTATATTAAAAACATAAAAAAACATAAAAAAAGAAATATTTGTGTATCAGGAGGAGTTTTTCAAAACACAGTGTTAAATAGTAAAATATTAGATGTTTGTCCTAATCTATACGTAGATCCTTTTGCTGACGACAGTGGTTTGTCCATGGGAGCTGCTTTGTGGCATAACAATAAAAAATATCATAAATGTAAAAAAATAAAAAATTTATTTTTAGGTGACCCTCCTAATTACAGTACATTGTCCTTAAAAGATGGATATAATGTATCTGTTAAAGAGGTTGCTAAATTAATATCAGAAAAAAATATTGTAGCGATCTATCAAGGTAAAAATGAAATGGGAAAAAGAGCTCTTGGAAATAGATCTTTTTTATATGACCCAACAGATGTTTTTGCAAAAGAAAAATTAAATATGTTAAAAAACAGAGAGTGGTTTAGGCCAACAGCAGGTACGGTTTTATTCGAACATGCTCACAAATGGTTTGATCTAAAATCAAAAGAAGAAACTCCTTTTATGTCTTATGTTTTTAAAGTTAAGCAAAAAAATATACCTGGAGTTACTCATGTAGATAACACTTGTAGAATTCAAACTTTAAAAAAAGAACAAAATTTTCATTACTATAATTTAATAAACGAGTTTTATAAGATAACTGACGTTCCAATCTTGGTAAATACTTCTTTTAATCTTGCAGGAAAACCTTTAGTAAACAGTGTAGAGGATGCTATGGATACATTAAAACGAGAAGGCAATGATTTTTACTATCTATATTTTCCAGAAATAGGTAAGATATACTTAAAATATGAGGACACTAAATGAACGAAAAAACATTCAATATAAATAATTTTATAGCAACCTACGACAATTACATTACTGCAGAAGAGTGTGTTAAGGCGATTAAATTATATGAAGATCAAGATAAATTTAATAAAACTGTAAATAGAATAGCTTCGGAAAAAACTTCTATTTTACAAAAACAAGATCAACAATATTTTGCAAATGGTAACAATGTAGATATTTGGTGGGAAGATTTGAAATCTATGATTTTTAATTTTCAAATAGCTTTTAAACATTATTCAGAAAATACTGGAGCACTTGATGCTTATGACGGAGGACCCTTTCATTTTACAAATTTAAAAATACAAAAAACTTTACCCACCGAAGGATATCATACATGGCACATTGAACATCATAAAGGATACCACAATGAAGCCAGAGCTTTTGCTTTTTCTATATATTTAAATAATGTGGAAGAGGGTGGAGAAACTGAATTTTTACATTTTTCAAAAAGAGTAAAACCTAAAGCCGGTAGAATAGTTATATGGCCTGCTGCTTTTCCATATGTTCACAGAGGAAATCCACCATTATCGGGTGAGAAATATATCTTAACTTCTTGGATGATGTTAAGATGAGTAAGATGTGGGTCTAGCCCCTAATCTAGCAATTTTATCTGATTCAGTTTCATCTTCAACATTATTGTTATCCCAATCAGATTGTAATCTAGCTAAATGCGCTGAATCCCATCTAGTAATAAAATCTTGAAAATCACCTAAGTTTCCATCTTCCCAAGTAGCATGAGGAGTTTCATCTCTATACTCTATTGTATCACTAGGATTAGACGTTCCATATTGAATAGCCCAAATGTTATTCCATTTAGCTAATCCCCAAAAATCATTATCTGAGATTACGTATCCAGTTCCAGCCGCATCTCCACTTTGTTTAATAACAAGTTTGTCTTCAAATACTACTGTCCATTGTGCGTTTGTTGCCATAATTTCTCCTACGTCTTAATAATATAAATAACTGTTAAAAAAGGTTGAACGACTGAAGTTGCATCTCCACTAAAAGTCGCACTCATGTTGTGAGAGTGACCTGTTCCTGAACCTGTATTTTGTGTATTTACACTTCCTGGATTAGCTCCATTTACATATGCAAGTCCGCCAGAAGGACCTGGAGAACCTAGTGGATTAATTTCGTGTGAGTGAGAAGCAAGTTGTGCTGTTGATAAAGTTGCATTCGCTGTGGAACCTCCAACATTTCCAGTTGAAGCTACAGTATTTGCTCCACCAGTTGATCCTAAAGTCTTAGTTCCAGATTTACCCACTGCAACGTTGTCTTGCAAATCAGGTAGGTTAAAAGTAGATGCACCATCTCCAGCTCCGTAAGTTGTACCTACGATTGCAAATAATGCAGAATAAGTTGATCTTGAAACAG